GTGTTAATAAGATTCAAAGAAACACAATAGATAATGAACTAGAACAATTTACCTCAGTAAATCATATGTTTGGATTATACTGTTTATCCACAGACGAAATATTAGACCCTGACAATACATATATGGGTGCCCAAGGCGAACCAGAAGTAGTTATTATTAAAAGTGGCGGCGGAACTAGAGCTATGGGCGAACGTAAAGCTCAAACTATGTTAGAAAAAGCCGGAGGTAGAGTTGAATACTTTATGGATGATGTTACTATTGAATCTGTAATAGGATATAATAGTGAAACTCGTGCAATGCAAATGCACAAGGGTGGATTTTCAGTAACAGAACCTTACAGCATGGGACAGTTTCTTGAAACTTTACAAGTTGCGGCTGTTATGGCTGGACACTTAACTTATACGTTTGCAACATTTTTATTAACAATTGAATTTGTAGGATATACAGATGACAATCAAATGAAGCGTATTGCAAAACGACAAATACCAATTAAGATAACAGATTCAACAATGTCTGTTAGTTCTTCTGGTACAGTTTACGAAACAACATTTATTTCTGCAAATTCTAGTGCTAACAGTGATTCAGTACAAAAAATTCCATCAGACATTCAAATTGTTGGAGGCGATCTCCAAGAAGCATTACAAAGTGGAATACAAAGTTTAACTACTGTGCTTAATACTAATTTGTTAAAACGTGAAGAAGGTAATAAAAAGAAATTTGCTGATCAATTCATTATATTATTTCCACCTGGTGATGCTTTAGAAAGTAGAAAACTAGCTACTAAGAAAGAAGATGATGCTACAGTTAACGATATAACTGCTCAAGAAAAAGTTGAGTCATTAACAGGTAAATCTCAAAGTACACAAATAATTGACTACGAAGCATTTTTAGAAAAAATTGCAGGTGTTTCAGTAAAAAGGTCAGACCTTGGCGAAGCTATTGTATCACAAAGTTTAGCAACCGGAAATATAAATCCTATCGGAACATCAAAACTAGTTACTGATAAATTGCAAAATGGTAGTATTCAAAGTGCTGGAGCCGATAAAGTTTATGATGAACAAAAAGATGTTTATGAACAAAAAGCAAATTATATACCAGAAGGCAAACGTGCTTTTAAGTTTGAAAAGGGTACAAAGATTAACAGCATTATTGAGGAAATGGTTTTATCAAGTGAATATGGTAAAAGTTTATTAGATCAAAAATTAGTTGACGGCTTCCGTCCTTGGTTTAGTATATTGCCAATGGTGTTTCAAGTTCCGGTAAAGGATATAGAAGCAAGTAAAGGCCGTCCACCGTTTATCTATATTTTTAAAGTAATACCGTATGAAGTACATGCTAGTACTTGGATGGGTCCTGGAGATGTTGCACCGGCAACACCAATAGATCATATTGCAAAAGAATACAATTATTTGTACACAGGTAAAAACAAAAATGTATTAGAATTTGATCTAACATTTAATAACAGATATCTAACACCTGTTCCAAGAGATGGTAGTGCAGATACAGAAACTGCACAGAATGATGGAGCAAGTGCTACAGCTAATAGTGAAGACAAATCAAATATAATAGCACAAAAAGAAGGCGACCCTACACCGTCATTAGATCCTTTAAAATCAATTATTGAATCTGATATTGAAATTATTACATCAGGTATGAGAGCTGTACCATCAGATGCTAAAGAAGTAATTGCACGTACTTTCCATAAAGCATTGGTCTATAGTATGGTAGATTTAGTAAGAGTTGAATTGCAAATAATGGGAGATCCTTATTACATTAGTGATAGTGGTACAGGAAATTATATGTCAGCACAAGGATCAACTTGGTTTGCAGACGAAAACGGACATATTGATCATGTACGTAGTCAACAGTTTATTGAATTAAATTTTAAAACACCTTATGATTATAGTGCATCATCAAGTACAGTAGAATTTCCTGTAACTAACGATGAAGCCGGTGGGGTTAAAGTTAGACAATTTAGTGGATTATATAAAGTAACTTATGTTAAGTCTGAATTTAATCAAGGTAAGTTTATACAAACACTATCATTGTTAAGAATGAATACACAAACAGAATTAGATTACAAAAAACAAAAAGGACCTGAAGAAGATCAAGGACCAGCCGAAGAAGGCACTATAGCAAAAAATCATCAACCTGGTTATGGCTATGGCGGAGGACACCACGCATGATGAATCCATTACTAGATAAAGTTTCAAAAGATAAAACTCCAATAATGATGCCAGGGCCATACCTTGCTAAGGTAGTGAGCTTTATTGATTCTGAGTACATGGGTACTTTACAAGTACAGTTATTAAAAACTACCACAACAGGTAACCCAAACTTTGCTGGCGGATCAATGTACCAAGCAAAATACCTGTCACCGTTTACAGGACAAACTCCAAGAAACGGAGTAACAGCAAACGACGGTTATAGAGATAGTCAACAAGCATATGGTATGTGGATGATTCCACCTGACATTGGAACACAGGTTCTTATAATTTTTGCAGAAGGTAACCCAAATATGTGTTACTGGTTAGGCTGTGTTCAAGATAGGTATATGAATTTTTCTGTACCGGGAAATGCCGCAACGTCATTTACTAAAAAAGTTGATGCTGATGGGAATGATCTAATTGACGAAAAAATGAAACCTGCTAAATTGCCGGTTAGTGAATACAACAAAGTAACTGAAACAGGACTTGCACAAGATCCTACAAAGTTTGAAAAGCCACACCAAAAAGAATTTGTAAATGGCTTAGTTGACTCAGGATTAATATTTGACGAAACAAGAGGAATTACAACTTCAAGTGCAAGACGTGAAGTACCAAGTGCAGTCTTTGGATTTAATACTCCTGGACCTATTGATAAACGTCCTGGTGCTCCTAAATCAAGAATAGGTACTAACGAAGAATTTGTTGACGTTTATAAATCAAGACTTGGCGGAACTTCTCTTGTAGCAGATGACGGAGATGATAAATTTTTAAGAAAAACAACAGCAGACAAAGGTCCACCAGAGTATGCTGATGTAATGCAAAATGAAACAGATGGTAAAAGGGAATTACCACACAACGAATTATTCCGTGTGCGTACTAGAACAGGACACCAAATACTTTTACATAATACAGAAGATCTAATCTACATAGCTAATGCTAGAGGAACTGCTTGGCTTGAAATGACAAGTGATGGTAAAATTGACATTTATGCAGAAGATAGTATTAGTATGTATAGTGGTAATGATTTTAATTTTACAGCAAATCGTAATGTTACTATTGAAGCTGGTGCAAATTTATACTTAAAAGCAAGTGACAATCACAATGCTAGTTCAAAGAAAGGCGGTAAAATACAAATAGAATCTGCCGCTGATACAAATATTTTAATTGGTGCTAACGGTAAGATTACAACATCAACTAACTTTGATCTAAACACAGGTTCTGCAAACAAGTTTACAGCAGGTACAACTACTGATATACTCAGCGGAGGAAACCATACAGAAACAGCACCTAAGATTGATATGAACGGCCCAACAGCCGCAACAGCTGAACAAGTTAGTCCGTTGAACACACATATTAACCCAGGACCATCAGCATTAGGATGGTTAACTCAGCGTATGCCACAGCATGAACCGTGGCCATGGCATGAAAATTTAAATCCTCAAGCATTTAAACCAGTTGCTACTGATAGGGATAATAATTTTACAACTAAAAACGATGAACCAACACCTAGTATTCCTGATACATTTAAGAAAACTAGTAAAGCTAATGAATAACCAGTAAGGTAAATATTGATATGGCAAGCGAACTATACAAAAACATTAAAGTTAACAGCGATTTAGCACCACCTAATCCAACGACAACTAATCGTGCTTACAAAGGTCTTAGTACAGTTAATCCGGAAAATGTTAGTAAAACATTGTACGACATTGGGTTAATTAAACAAGACTTGCTTAATCACTTTCATATTAGACAAGGTGAAAAATTAATGAATCCTGAGTTTGGAACAATTATTTGGGACGCAATATTTGAGCCAATGACGCCGTCAATGGAAGAAGCAATAGCAGAAAATGTTAAAAGAATTGTAAATTCAGACCCAAGAGTTACTGCAAATTCAGTTATTATTGACACATACGAAAGTGGTATCATTATAGATTGTGATTTAACATATTTGCCGTATAATATCAGCGAAAAAATGCGTTTAACGTTTGATGAAAACTCGGGAATGAATTAACTACACACTTAACAGATTACACTAAATAGTATTATACTAAGGAAAGCAAACAAATGGCGGCAACAGATAGACAGAATAGATTATTAATAGCAGAAGATTGGGCTAAAGTATACCAATCTTTCCGTAATGCTGAATTTAAATCTTACGATTTTGACAACTTACGTAGAACAATGATTAACTATCTGCGTCAAAACTATCCAGAAGATTTTAACGATTACATTGAATCAAGTGAATACTTGGCACTAATTGACCTTATTGCTTTCCTAGGACAAAACGTTGCTTTCCGTGTTGATTTAAATGCTAGAGAAAACTTTTTAGAACTTGCATCACGTAGAGAAAGTGTTCTACGTTTAGCACGTTTGCTTTCTTACAATCCAAAGCGTAATAAACCAGCTAACGGATTGCTTAAAATGGAAAGTGCTTCAACGTCAGAAGATATATTAGATAGTAATGGTACAAATCTTGCTAACCAAGGAGTTATTTGGAACGATCCTAGTAATTCTAATTGGAGAGAGCAATTTGAAAGAGTACTTAATGCCGCATTGCCACTTAATTCGCAATACGGAAAACCAATTAAAAAAGATAAAGTAGAAGGTGTTCCAACAGACCAGTATAGATTTAACGGATCAAACACTGATGTTCCAGTTTACACTTTTAGTAAAAATGTTGACGGTAGAAGTTTACAGTTTCAACTTGTTAGTACTGATGTCGTTGATGGTGTTATATCAGAAGAAGCACCACTTCCAGGAAACAGTTTAGGATTTCTTTATAGAGATGATGGCAGAGGACCAGGTTCGTCAAACTCAGGATTTTTTGCACACTTCCGTCAAGGTACTCTTGACAGCGGAGTATTTAATGTTGATACACCAAGCACTAACCAAACAGTAAGCATTGATGCAACTAACGTTAACAATGACGATGTTTGGCTTTACAAACTAAACTCAGTTGGTGCTGAGGATCAGTTATGGACAAAGGTTGATGCAGTTGAAGGAAACAACATTGTTTATAATAGTACAAGAAAAAATCAAAGAAACATTTATGCTGTATTAACAAAAGCACAAGATTCAATTGATATGATCTTTAGTGATGGAACATTTGGTAATCTTCCTAAAGGACAATTTAAAGCATTTTTTAGAACTAGTGCAAATGATACATTTAATGTTGTTCCTAAAGACTTAACAAATATTTCTGTAACAGTTCCTTATACATCTAAAGCAGGAAACGCTGAAGTATTAAACTTAGTATTTTCTTTAAAGTATACAGTTGACAATGCAAGTTTAAGTGAATCAAACGCAAGTATTAAAGCAAATGCTCCTGCAACGTACTACACACAAAATAGAATGGTAACTGGTGAAGATTACCAAGTTGCACCATTAGGAGTTAGCCAAGAAATTATTAAAGTAAAAACTGTTAATAGAACAGCAAGTGGTATTAGTAGATATTACGATCTACTTGATGCAACAGGAAAGTATTCAAATACTAGTTTGTTTGGTACAGACGGTTTGCTATACAAAGAATTAACAGACAGTAAAGAGTCGTTTACTTTTAGTACTAGAACAGATGTTGAAGGTACTATTGAAAATACAATTACTCCAATACTGTCAAAAACATCAGTTATTAATTATTACTTAGATAAGTTTCCAAAAGTTTTAGTTTCTGATTTACAAGCAAGTTGGTCACAGTCGTCAACAAGTACAAATTACAGTACAGGTAAGTTTTTAGATTCAGTTAGTTCTACATACCAAGTTGGAACATTTACAGGTAGTGGATTACGTTTTATTGAACCAGGAAGTTTAATTAAATTTGTTGCACCAGCAGGACAGTATTTTGCTAAAGATGGTACACTTGCAACTGGAAATATTTTACCAGCAGGAACAAAAACATATTCTTGGACTAAAGTTATTTCTGTAGTAGGCGATGGCAGAACTGATAATACTGACGGTAGTGGACCAATTGCATTTAACGATGTAATACCAACAGGTGCAGTACTTTCAGAGATTAGACCAAAGTTTAGTAAAGCACTTGTTACTGATGTTAAAACACAAATTATTGATCAAATTTTTGCATACAAAACATTTGGATTAAGATACGATACGAATTTAAGACAATGGCGTTTAATTACAGAAAACAATTTAGATATCACAAGTAACTTTAGTACAGGTAAAACAGGTGATATTACTAACCAGCAATTAGATGCAAGTTGGTTGTTACTATTTGAAACAGACGGAGCTCAGTATACTGTAAGTTACAGAGGGTTACGATATGTGTTTGAAAGTAATCAAGAAATTAAATTCTTTTACGATAGCGAACAAAAAATTTACGATAATAAAACAGGACAAATTGTTAAAGATAAAATTGAAGTACTATCTATTAATACAGTTCCAGATGCTATTACACCATTTACTATTGATTATCCTTGGCAAATTACAAAA